ATAAAAATGAATCAGTCGATGAAGCTAAAAAATATTTAGATCAAAAAGATATTAAGAAGGCTTTGGCAAGCATCAAGCCTCCAAAAAAGAAGCCTACGTTGCCTAAAGCCCCATGGGATAAGGAAGATAAAATGAAAGAAGATACCGCCCTTTGGCCAGTGTATTCACGTATTTTAGAAAATCGTGCAGCACATTATAAAGGTGCGGCCGCTCCTGAAACTAGTGACGATAAACTAAAAGGTGCTGGCGCAAAGAAAATGAAAGCCGATTTTGCAGGTAATGCTGCTGATCCCGATCTAGAGAAAAAGGGCCATGACGATGCTGCTAAAGCAGGCCGCGCAGGTCCAAACGGTAAAAAAAGATCGAATGATAATTCAAACGGTGATAAAGTGATGCAAAAACTTGCAGCTGCTTATGGAAAAGTAGTATCTGAAAATAAAGATGGTCTGGATTAATATAGGAGAATAAATTATGTATAATAAAATTATGGATTTTTTGGGTAGATTTTTAGGAACTAAACCGGTTAACACAAAGCTTATTTTTCCAGATGAGCCTGTGGCTGAAAAACCGGTTGTTGCAACTGAAGTTAAAAATCTTGAAGTTACTGTTGTTGAAACCAAAGCTCCACCTAAGGTAGAAACAGAGCCAAAAGTTGATATGTCTAAAATGACTAAAGCTCAAGTAGTAGCGGCCGCAAAAGAAAAAGGCGTTACTTTAAATATGAAAATGAAAAAGAATGAGATGCTTGCCGCTTTAAATGAAAATTAAATTAACAGAAGACAATATTTATCTTTATGCTGCTAAGCACTATAGTAACCCAAAATATATTGATATCGAAGAATTTGAAGAAGATCTGCAAAGATTTAAATATATTAAAAGATTATTAAATAGATATATTGTGAATGATCATATCAATGAACGATTAATATTAAATCATTTAATTGTGATCTTCAATTCTTTTGGTATAGAAGCCAGTTTAAATATTTTAGATTTAAAACTAAAAGATGAACACTGGCCAATTGTGAAACCGTTTTTAATATTTTTAAAATATATTCGCAATGATCAATATACTAACATTCCGATGGATCCGGATATTGTTGAACGCTTGAGGAAAGTTTAATGGGAATTCTTAAAAAAACTGGTGACCTGGTTTATACATTTCGTTTCCTCAGATTGTTAACAACAAATTTTGAGGACACTACTGCTTATAAACTCGGCTTAATAGATGAAAAAGGCAAAAAGCTTCGTAAGGCTGAAACATCTGAAGAGAAGGATGTTTATACTCCTTTTCATAGATTAGTTTTTAATATTAAAAAGCTGATTCCAGGTGGCAAAATAGGTTCTTATGCTTCAGCATTATATCTTTTAAAAGATCAGTACAGCGTATCAGATAATAAAATTAAGCATGGGCTTGGTTTATTAGATATAGATATTACTGATATATTGTCTGAAGGATCGCAATGGTTAGTATTAGATGATGGTAAACTTTTACCTGGATCTTATAGACTAAAAGCTTGTAAAGTTATTAATGAAACGCTAGATGACGTTGTGAATGCAAAGGACTGGATATTAGTAGAAGATAACAGCTATCCTATAGGCGATGTATTTGGTTTAAATGTATATGAAGCCAAACATAAAAGAACTAATAAAAAGATTTTTGTAACAGTCGAAGAGTTGCTACTATGAAAAATCTAAAGTGGAAACGTGCCGGTAATGATGGAGAGATAGAAACAACTCATAAAGGTAATACATGGCGTGTTCGCAAGAACTACGATCATAATGACCGTCATACTGGTGAATACAGGATTGAGATTAAAAAGAAGAATCCTTATGGTGGCCACGATTGGCATTGGCATGACACAGTTTCTGGTAAAAATCATGCTAAAACAAGATTGCCAGATATGAAAGAAGAAGTTACGACAACAGCTGATGCAGGTATACCACAAGATACAAAGAACATGGGGCCTAAATTTACTGCACATAATGTTACTGATCGTCGTAGAAAAAAGAATCCAGTATTATTAAAGCGATTCAGAAAGTATATGGAAGACCATGGCTAAGTTATATTTAATAATAATTATAATGGGACTTTTAAGTGGAGTCGGATACGGTGGATATAATTATTATCTGTGGTCAGAAGCTACTATAGGTACATTACGAGAAAATAACGTTAAGTTAAAAACCGCAGCTGAAACGTTGCAGGCAACTGTTGAGAAAATGGCGGCCGATCAAAAGAAAAATGAACAACTAAATAAAGATTTAACCAAAAGATTGCAACAATCACAAGAGCACTTAGATAAACTAAGAGGTGTGTTTGCTAAGATCGATTTGACTATGGAGGCATTAACAAATGCACAAGGACTTGAAGACAGAGTTAACAACGCCGTTAACAAACTTATTGGACGGATCCAAGACGAAACTACTCCTCCTTCTGATAAGCCCGATGATACTGGCGGGGTGTCTGGGGAGACCGGCGGAGCCGGAAGTAGTAGTAACAACTAAATATCAAGAACAAAATATTCCTGTTCAAGAAAGACCAAAAGCAGTAGACTTTCCTCCTGTTGATTGGTTCGTTATTACTGAAGAAAACTTAGATGAAAAACTAGCTGAGATTGATACTAAAACTGGCAATGTAGTTTTGTTTACTATCACTCCTAAGGGTTATGAGAATCTAGCGATCGGCATAGCAGATTTAAGACGCTATGTTAAGGATCAACAGGCTATTATTGCTTATTATGAAGAAGCTCTAACTCCTGAAAAACCAGATAATGGTACCTCATCCACTCCAGAAACTCAGTAAGTTTATTATACACAGTTCTGCCGGTTTGTACACCCCCTAATTTAAAAAATATTTTTTTTATTTTGCAATATTTTGTATTTACAATCTACATATTGTAATATATAATACCACCTAATCAATATGAACACTACCGCGCGTAGATTTTCTGCGCGTGCAATTCTTTACTCATTAAAACCAGAGGTAATCACATGCTAAAAGTAATCCCAAATAATCAAGACGCAAACACACGCCACTTAATGTCACAGACAAAGTTTTATGAAGGTTATAGTAGATGGGATGATACTTTAAATAGATACGAAACATGGGAAGAAGCAGTATCCCGTGTGATGAATATGCACCGTGATTATTATAAAGATAAGATGACTCCAGAACTATCTTTGCTTATAGATGAAGCAGAGTCATTATATAAGCTTCAGTATGCTTTGGGTGCTCAGCGCGCGTTACAGTTTGGTGGAGAGCAGCTCTGGAAGCACCAAATGCGGATGTATAATTGTACATCTACATATGCAGATCGAGCAGCTTTCTTTGGTGAGTTATTTTATATTTTGCTTTGTGGAGCAGGTGCAGGATTTTCTGTACAAAAACATCACATTGATAAATTACCAGATCTTGCTGAAAGAAAAAAGCAAGCTAAAGGTTATGTGATCGAAGATTCTATTGAGGGTTGGGCAGACTCATTAGCAGTGCTCATGTCATCGTTCTTTAGGAACGGTGGAACCCACCCAGACTTTACCGGAAGAAAAGTGTATTTTGATTTGAATCAAGTGCGTCCAAAAGGAGCTAAAATCTCAGGTGGTTTTAAAGCTCCAGGGCCTGAGCCATTACGTCGTGCTCTTGATAAGATTGAACATATGCTCCAAGGGATTGTTCTAAGTGGACGCAAACGGCTTAAGCCAATTGAAGTATACGATATTGCTATGCATGCAGCAGATGCGGTACTTGCAGGTGGAGTACGACGTTCGGCTACTATTTGTTTATTCTCACCTGATGATGAAGAAATGATAAAAGCAAAAACTGGCAATTGGTTTATTGATAACCCTCAACGTGGCCGGTCAAATAACTCTGCTGTAATTGTACGAGATGAAATTACTAAACAGGATTTCTCTAATTTTATGGGTTCTATCAAAGAGTTTGGTGAGCCAGGATTCTACTTTGTAGAAGATAAAGATTTTACTACGAATCCATGTGTTGAAATCGGAATGTATCCTCAAATTGATGGTGAGTCAGGATGGCAAGGATGTAATCTTACAGAAAGCAATGGCGGTAAATGTAAAACACCAGAAGAATTTTATAAGGCATGCCGTGTTGGCGCAATCTTGGGAACACTCCAAGCAGGATATACTGATTTTAAATATCTAAGCGAAACAAGCAAAAAAATCTTTGAGAGAGAAGCGTTGTTAGGCGTATCAGTCACAGGCTGGATGAATAATCCGGATGTGCTATTAGATTCTGATGTTCAACGTAAAGGCGCTGATATAGTAAGAGAAGTTAATGTTCTAGTTGCTTCTCTAATAGACATCAACCCAGCGGCGCGTACAACATGCGTGAAACCGTCTGGGAATGCTTCTGTACTACTTCAAACTGCTTCAGGAATTCATGCGGAACATGCACCAATGTATTTGCGTCATATTCAATTGAATAAAGAAACAGAGGTTGCACAGTTAATTGCTAAAACAAATCCCTATATGGTTGAAGAATCAGTATGGTCTAATAATGGAACTGATTATTGTATCGGCTTTCCTATTGTAAGTCCAGAAGGATCTCTATATAAAGAAGACCTATATGGTACAGAGCTTCTTGATCGTGTTAAACTCGTTCAACAAAATTGGGTAGAAGCAGGTACAAATCCAGAGCTGTGTGCTCATACAGATCTACGTCATAATGTGTCAAACACTGTTACAGTTCTACCCCACATGTGGAGTCAAGTAGAAGATTATGTATTTGAAAATCGTGGCTCTTTTGCTGGTATTTCATTTTTAAGCGGATCAGGTGATAAAGACTTTGCCCAAGCTCCAATGACAGAAGTATTAAGTGAAAATCAAATTGTGTCTAAGTATGGTAAAGCTGCGTTGTTTGCATCTGGCCTTATTGTCGACACACGTAAGCAAGGTTTCCGCGATCTTTGGGAAGCGTGTCAAGTTGCTCAAATGCCAGAAGAATACCGTGGTGAAGTCTCTGATCTTCGGGCAGAATGGATTAGGCGCTATAATAAATTCGCTGATAATTATTTCATGGGAGATCCAAAGGATGCAGAGTATTGTCTGAAAGATGTATTCCTGCTACATAAATGGACAAAGATCCAGCAAAACTTCACAGGTGTTGATTTCGTGGCGCAGTTAAATGAGAAACGTTTTACTGATATAGATACGATGGGCGCTGCAGCTTGTCAAGGCGGGGCATGCGAAATAACATTTTAAGGAATAAAATATGGAAGAAACATATTGGACAGAGTGTGATATTTGTGATCATGTATTAAAAGTAATTGTATTAGAGGGGGATGAGAAACCTACTTTATGCCCAATGTGTGGAGAGCTTGCTGATTATGAAGAAATCGATGAATAATGTGGCATTACAAAAATGAAGAATTTAACGAAACCCCTGAGGAATATCAGGGGTTCGTTTACGTTATAACTGAAAAAGATACTGGTATGAAATATATCGGTAAAAAATTCTTTTGGAAACCAAAAGTTCTCCCCAAAACAAAAAAACGCAAACGAAAAGTACGTACACGTGCAGAGACTGACTGGAGAACTTATTTTGGATCAAGCCAAGAAGTAAAGTTGTTGATAGAAGAAAAAGGCGAAGATAATTATCACAGAGAAATATTGAGATTGTGTAAAACAAAGGGCGAATGCTCATACTATGAAATGAAATATCAACTAGAGGATGATGTGTTGTTAAAACCTGATGAATACTATAATGCATTTATCGGCGGAAAAATACATAGGCGCCATATTTTAGGTGTACAAACGGATGAAAATATGTTAGAATAATAACTAACATAAAGGAATATATTATGATTATTATAGACTACAACGGTATCGCAATCACTAACATAGTTACGCAAAAATTAGATCCGGATGAAAATTTAATTCGTCATATGATTCTAAATTCTATAAGAATGTACCGAGCTAAATTCAAAGATAAATTTGGTGAAGTAGTAATTACAGGTGACGCCGGTAATAATTGGCGATACAAAGAATTTCCTCAATATAAAGCTGCAAGGAAAAAGAATCGTAAAACTTCTAAGATGGATTGGAATGAAATCTTTCGTATTGTGAATCTCATTTGGGATGAACTGACAGAAAGCTTTCCATACAAAACCCTAAAGATTGATGGTTGTGAAGCAGATGATATTATTGGCGTGTTGGCGTATAATACACAAGAGTTTGGTCAGCATGAAGATGTTATGATCATTTCTGCTGATAAAGATTTCGCACAATTACAAAAATTTAATAATATTTCTCAATATTCGCCTATGTTAAAGAAATATATAAAGGTAGAACATCCGCGGAAGCAGCTATTAGAAATGATCCTAAGAGGTGATACTTCTGATGGTGTGCCTAATGTACTATCTGGAGATAACGTGTTTGTAGATGAAATAAGACAGACGCCATTGCGTCAAAAGGTCGTAGATCAACTAATTGAAGATCCATCTTCCCAAGGGCCCGAGGTTCTTAGGAATATACAACGCAACCGTCTTCTTATTGATTTGCAATCAACACCGAAAACTCTAAAAGAAGAAATTATAAATACCTTTAATGGACAAGATAAGTGGTCTAATAAAGGAAAAGTATTACCTTTTTTAATTGAGAAACGCTGCCGTCGCTTGGTAGATGATATTGGAGATTTTATTTAATGGCTTTGACAAACTCACTTAATGTGTACGAAGTAATTGAACGAGTTACGAAAGAAAAAAATAGAGCTAATAAAATTAGCATATTGCAGAAGAATAATTCTTGGGCTCTTAAAGATGTATTAAGAGGCACTTATGATGATTTAGTTCAATGGAGTTTACCTGAAGGTGATCCTCCGTATGAACCATCTGAAGAACATAACTGCCCGTCATCCTTGTTCAAACAGCACAAACATTTCAAATATTTTGTAAAAGGGCTTGAGGGTGATCAAGTTAATAATTTGAAACGCGAACGCATGTTTATTGACATGCTAGAATCGATTCATCCTAAAGATGCTTTGCTGCTTCTTAAAATGAAAGATAAGAAACAGCTTGGCGTAGGTATCACTAAAAAACTTATACAGGAGGCATATCCAGATTTAATAAAACGTTAATAGTGCAATATAATAAAAATAAAAGGAGATTGCATGACAGCTCAGTTTGAAAGACTTGAACAAGACGTCAATGAATTAGAAAATTACATTCAAAAACTCAGAAAAAGAAAGAGAGTGGATGGGAGTTTAATTACTAAATTAAAACAGAAAAAAGAGTTTTTAATTAATCATATAACTGAGAAAAAGGTTTTAGTGCAATAGGAGGTTTAGGTCAGCTGGTTCTGACCAGCTGGCCAATTCAAAGGATAAAAAATGCCAAGCTATACGTTAAAAGATACAAAAGAAAATATTACATGGGACATAATATGTTCATACAGTGAGTTGCAAGATACTCTCGATAATATGGATAATATAATTCAAGTTCCATCAGCACCCCAAATCGTGAGCGGTGTTGGTAATTTACATTCAAAAGTACCTGATGGTTTTAAAGATGTTTTAAGCCGAGTAAAAACAGGTTCCGCAGGTTATAACACGATAAAAAAATAATGCCAAAAAATAATAGTATGACCGTCCGGCTCGAAGACATGATTGAATACGAGCCAATCACCGAAAACCAAAAGGTCGCGTTTGAGGCTTGGGATGAAGATGATAATTTAGTATTAACAGGATCTGCTGGTACAGGTAAAACTTTCATAGCTATGTACATGGCTCTTGAAGATGTTCTAGATTCAGATACCTTTCATAGAAGAATTATTATTATTCGCTCAGCCGTACCAACACGCGACATTGGTTTTTTGCCTGGAACAGCTGAAGAAAAAAAATTAATGTATGCGATACCATACAAAAATATTTGTACTGAACTATTTGATGATAAAGGAACTTGGGGTAAATTAACAAGCTCGAACATAATACAATTTGAATCGACATCTTTTATTAGAGGATCTACATTTGATGACTCGGTGATTATTGTTGATGAAATGCAAAACTTAAACTTTCATGAATTAGATTCTGTTATTACTCGTGTAGGTAAAAACTCTAAAATTATTTTTTGTGGTGACTATCGCCAGACTGATTTTAGATTTGACGATGAAAAAGAAGGTGTTTTTAAATTTATGAAAATAATGGAACAAATGAGAAACTTTTCTATCGTACAATTTGGTTGGGATGATATTGTTAGATCAGGTATGGTAAGAGATTATATAATGACAAAAGAAATGCTGGAGATAGATTAATGTCACTTATAGAAATATATGGAACTTCTACATGCAACTGGTGCGATAGAGCCCGTGAAGCATGTATTCAATACGAATTAGATCATAGCTATAAATCTTTAGATGATCGCTTTGATGGTGAAAGTAACAAAGCTGAACTTCTAGAACGCTTTAAGGGTACACCAAGAACTGTTCCTCAAATCTACTGGGGAGGAAATTATATTGGTGGATATAATGAATTAATCACTGAAATTGAAAACACTCGCAACTTTGGACAGGAAAAAATCTAATGGCTAAGTACTCTCGTTTTGATTCTCGTAATAAAAAACGTGGTAAACATAAAACAGAATCTATTTCACAAGAAAAAGATTTTAAAATTAAATCTCCTAAGAAAAATAGATTAAAAATGAATGCAAAAATATACAATGAAAAAATTCAAACTTTGGAAGCTTAAGTTATCTGACTACTTAAAAAGAATAATAACAGCTAGTAGTGTACTGCTTAATGTATTGTTGGGCGGACACTCTAATCAAACCTTTTCTGCGCGGCAATACGAATTAAAACGTAAAAAGAAAATAAATTTAGTGTGGTTAATAGACCGCATTTTCCGGCGTGATGTTGAACATTGCATGATGTCTTGGGTCTATTGGAATTCTTATCTAAAAAAACAAAAATAAATGTGTACAATCGACTTTGTATATGGTACAATACATTATGAATGAATGAGGAATGAAAATGAGTAACTTAGATAAAGTAATTGTCACAGATTGTGATGGAGTTTTAATGAATTGGGAGTATGCATTTAATGTTTGGATGCATCAACAAGGACATACTTTAGCTCCTAAAGGTGAAGCTAAATATGATATGGGTGATCGTTATGGTTTACACCCTGATTTAAAAAAGCGACTAGTTCGTCAGTTCAATGAGTCAGCTGCAATAGGCTTTCTTCCTCCTCTACGCGATGCTATGTATTATGTAGACCTGTTACATAGAAAACATGGTTATGTTTTTCATATGGTAACATCACTTTCTTTAGATCCTTCAGCTCAGAAATTACGTATTCAAAATACTAAAAAATTATTCGGCGAAACGGCATTTGAACACTTTGTCTTTTGCGATACCGGTGCTGATAAAGATGATGAATTAGATAAATATTTTGATACAGGTTATTATTGGATTGAAGATAAAGTTGAAAACGCAGAGCTCGGAGATCGTATGGGTTTAGAAAGTATTTTAATTGAACATGGTCATAACATGGACAATAAAGAATTTCCTTTAATGAAAAACTGGAGCGAACTATATGAATACATCACTGGCTGAATTGCTTACACTCAGGTTTGAGTTTGAGCAAATAGTATCGTTCAGAAAAACATATGATTTGCCTAACTATAATGGTGATATAGATAGTTTGTATTATTTTGTTGAGAACGGTGCTAAGAAAAATCGCTTCAGGAAACGGTTTTATGAAGCTATGAATCTTGCTAAAAAGATTATAGAAAGTTATGAAAATGAAAAAACTAATTTACCAGGTTTACACAGGTAAACGTAAAAAATTATATGATTTTTGTACTGCTTCAGTAAAAAAATATGCTGATAGAATTGGTGCTGATTATATTGTACAGCGCCAACCTATACTTATGATTAAGCCAGATGTTTTTCAAACAAATAGATCAAAAGAATCATACATGAAATATGGAGGTTTTCTTCCTATTTACGAGAAAGAAAACGCATTTGCATATTTTAAATCATATGATAAAATAGCATTAATTGACGGTGATATCTTTATTAGAGATTCAGCTCCAGATATTTTTGACGAAATAAACGACGATTACGATTTTGCTGGAGTTGTTGAAAGAGAAATGCCTCTGAACGATCGTTATGTTGCTAAAATCACTAATTACTCTCGTATGCAATATAGTAATATTAAAAACGTAGATTGGAAATGGAATAATCGGGGTGCAGAATTCTATAATATGGGAATGATGCTAATGAATAAATCCATGGGTAAATACTTAAATGGTGAAACACCAGCTCAGTTTTTAAAACGACCTAGATTTAAACCGTTTATCGATGGCATGGGTGCATGGAAATGGTCAACCGACCAAACTCTTCTGAACACTTGGGTTAAAGAAGAGAAGATGCGCACAAAAAATCTAGAATGGAAATGGAACGGATTATATAATGCTGTTCCTAATAATAAACTACATGAAGCACACTTTATACATTTCTTTCATAAAACGGTGTTGCCCATGGAAGGCGAGAACATCGAAGAACTAGCAAAGTTGGTAGGAATATCATGAAGTTTTTAGAAATAGCAGCAAGTCGCAAACGCGATTTAAATTGGGATGCAGTCAGGGATGTTGCAGATCCAGCTAATGGTGTAGAAAAATATGATCTAACAAATCTGCCTATGAAAGGTATTTTAGATAATACGTATAATGGGGTTTATAGTGAACACTTTATTGAACATCTTACAAAA